CCCCTGAAGACTGCTGTGACTACATATTCTACAGCGTAACCTGAAGGTGTCCCGACTGCGACTAGACTAGCAGTACCTACAGTTTGTAGTTGGGTGAGAAATCCTACAGAAAAGCCTGTAGTCGGGTATGTTGCCGTTCCTTGGAAAATTAAGCATTGAGGGTTTTTACCTGCTACAAATATGTATAGAAAATTACTTAAAGCGAAAGTCGCTTCGAAATGCATATTTTCTAAATCAGCTTCAACGAAGGTGTGAGCGTAGTCGTATAATAAGTTACCGTCGAAGTCGTAACCTCTAACGTATAAATTACCGAACTCTAGTAACACACCTGAGTTCGGAGGTGAGTATAATCTAATTTCTTCATTATTATTCTTGGCCTTAACGAAGTGTGCTCTTGAGAAACGTGAAAGTAGAGATCCGGTTTTACCGACCATAACATTTCTACCTGTCGCTAAACCTTTCTTAAATTTCTCAAGCGTAACGTGGTCGTGCATTATCGGATCGAGTTCTCCAGTAGGAAAACTCAATAACGGTTTAAGTCCCATTACGATAGCCTCTCTCTTACAAAGTCAGAACGTTGATAGTCAGCTTCGTAATTAAAATTCTCTAAACTGTCGTACTCTTGAGCTTCGGCCTTAGATAACACGTAATCGGTCTGAATAGTCTCTCTAAGCTTCTTAGCACCTTTACCTACAATAAGTGGCGCAGATAAATAAGCAAGCTTGTAAGCGACCGCCATAGCTGCCATAGGACTTAATGCTTCCAAGGGAGTGTCCTTGGCAATGCACTCACCTACAGCTCCCACCTCGTTCGTAAAGATAGCTTTAACTCCATTATGGAGAGCTATACGTTTTGGGAGGTGGGTAGTTCTATCATCGACTTCAGCGGCTGATTTAAGCCTTCTGAGGAATGAACAATTACTAGGGTACTTATAAACATAAAGCCAGTTGCCTTCTGTAAGCGTTTCTATTAATTCGAGAGTAATTGGTTGAGATACTGCATCTAAGTCTAAGTCTTGAAGAGTAGACTGTAGTGCAACATTGTAGAATCTATTTAGGTTGGTTACATTATTACTTTCGTCTGTCGCAACGTCGATTACATTAGCGTTCAACATCAAGGCAGACAAAGCAAGATTGTATATTTCAGTTTTAGTAAAAGACATTTCATCCTCGCTTCATAAAAGGCGAAGGATTACTTTTTCGCCTTTTGCTTTTTCATTTTAAAGAACTCGACTCTCTTCTTTTCAAGAGCAGGATCTACACAAACCATCCACTCACCAAGAGACTCAAACTTAGGGACGATGAATTTGTCGCCTTCCCTTTTTCTCATTGACCCGAAGAAACCTTTTCTAGTCGCCATAACTTCAATACCTGCTTTAGGTGCTAAAGGTATCTTAACTTCTGAATTGTTTTCTTCAGGGTTATGATATTCAACCTTCTCTTCCATTTCACCAGGAAGAGAAAGCTTTGATTCTTCTTTTTCAATAGTAGGCATAGTTGGCATTTCCATGACTCTTATACCTCAGCGTCGTTTATTTTAGGAAACGACTTGTACTTGGCGATTTCATCTTGTGGTACAAGGTAGCAATCTGCAGTAAGAGTTGTCGTCCCACCTGTGATTGTACATCTTAGACCTAGATATTGCCTAGACATTGTGCCTTGAGGAATTGGAACTTCCACTTCGTCACCTAACTGAAGGTCAGCAGCTAAAACACTAACAGAAGCAAGAGCTTCAACGTCAGCAGTAAGAGCAGCGTTAGACGCTTGGATTACTTCAAATTGTGAAGTTGAACCTGCACCTGCAGCAACCGTTGGTAGAATAAGTAAAGCCATTCTGCGACCGATACTAATGTCTTGAGCAGCAGATTGCTTTTTATATGAATTTGTTGAGACAGTAGCTGCACCTGTAAAAGCTTGAGCGACTGACAGTTGGTTTTCAATATCGAATCTCATGAGTATATCCTCCAAAATTATAGGGAGCTTTTACACTCCCCTTTTTAATTAAACTGTAACCGCAGCTTCTGAGTTTAAGATTGCATCCATTCTTCTTACCGGATCACCAAGGAAAGTAAGAATCTGCTTACCTTCAAAGTTCTCAAAACTTAGTCCTGCGCCTGCTCCAACTTTAGTAAGAGCTTGTTTATGTAAAGCAGCTTCGATTGTTCTGTTTACATACCAAACACCCATTCCGTTGTTCAGGTCATCAATTTTATAGTTAGCTGAAATCATCAGATCGATAAGGTCAGCACCAGTTCCTGCTACTAGTTCAGAAACATCAATGTTAGCAACTCTGGCCGCTTGTCTGTAGTCTTTAACTACAAGTCCGTGGTCAGTCATGAAGTTTTCTTCATATCCCCAGAAGCTACCTGCATTTGAGTTTTCGTCAATCCCTTCGATCTTAACAAGCTTTCCACCTTTTGAGTGATCTTCTCTTGTAATTCCTGAAGTTGTTCCTTTTGGATAGATACCGAAAACCGATCTCTCACCCCAATGAACTTTAAGAATTGAAGTGTTATCAGAACCAACACCACCTGCATCGATGATTTGATTATGAGTAGGTTCAGTAGTTGCTAGAGTGCTGAAGATGTCAAAGAAACCTGCAGTCTTTCTGTTAGCTGTTGCTGGAGATCCGTAGATCATAAGGCTTGCTAGTTCATTTGCATGAGCTTGTAAGTGACCTTGTGCTTGGTTCCATCTGTTATAAGTAACTCTGTCCATTCCACCTCTTTCAGCAACCGCACGGTCGATCTGAGATTTTGACTCGAAGTGAGAAGCTGTGAAACTTCTTTCTTCAATAGTTGACTTACTTGCCGGAATTGGCTGATTTGCTTTTCGGTAATACACTTCTGGAAGTGCTGAACGAATGTCTTCTTTATGGACAGTTCCTTCATTCATTTCCATGTAACCGATATCATTTAACATAGCATTATGTTGAACGAGAACTTCAGCTACTTTTCCGATTTGCTTGTTTTTACTTTTAGCTACATCAGCAAGAGTAACTAATTCTGCGCCTAAAGCTGCCATATTTTACCTCCGAATTATTGGTACATATCTTCTAAAAAGTTCTTAGATTTACTCTCTTTTTCTCCGGGTTGATCACCTTTAACCATATTGGTTGTAGGATTTAAAACCTTAGAAAGTCCAAGTAAATCTCTCATAATATAAGGAGGCAACATTCCTCCCTTATCTGTCAAGGCTTTTTTAAGGTTAGGCATGTGATTATCTAACATTTGTTCAGCTTTGTGGATACTTTTAGCAAAATTCTCACCACCAAAGACAGGATCTGACTTTAGCTCATTATGCCATGATGCTTTTTGCTCTTTTAATTGAGTCTCTTGGTCTTGTTTTAATTGGTCTGCATCTGCTTTCGCAAACTCTACATAAGCTTGAAGTTGTTCTTTTGACATTTTATTATCAAGTGCAAACTTAGATACTTTATCTTTATCAAAACCTTCTGGAAGTTCTTTAAGAGAAGTCTCTACGTCTTCTTTACTTAGCTCACCCTCTTTAGGTTTTTCATCCTCTTTAGGCTTATCGTCTTCTTTAGGTTTTTCATCTTCTGGCTTATCGTCATAACCTGTAGCAGGATCTTTAACTTCTACGTCTTCTTTAATCTCTACGTCTTCTTTAACTTCTTCTTTTGGTTTATCTGACGGGTATATGTCTTCGATAGGATTACTATTAACATCACCGGAATTATCGGTAGCATCAGAGTCAGCAGGCTTATTAGAATTATCTTCTCCACCCTCGTATCCTGTGCTAGTCGTCTGATTCGGTGTTGAATCCGCTTTCGATTTTGTGTCTTCTGATGAGTTCGTCATATTTCTCTCTCTCTATGTTTGATAAGATGTGGGCAGCTTTCTCCGAGTCTGCTTCACATGCAAGTTTATAAATAGAGTTACCTGCTCTAAGGAAACCTAGATATTCGTGTAACACGTTATCCTGCATCCCTTGAGGTGGCAACTCTGCAACATCTAAAGTTTTGAAAAGGTACTTGAATAATTTAGCACCTTCGTCTGTTTGAATTATTGACCCGATTGCCAAGAGAGCATCCCTATGTTCGAGATGCTCTTGACGTTCGATTTGTTCTTCGTATTTCTCTAGTTCGTTAGACATTATTCGTGTACTGAGTATCTACAGTATCCTCTGATTTTACCTGCAGTAATAGCAGCTCCACCGATTACCCAACTAATGTCACAAGCAGCAGCAATGTCATCTACCATATTAGCAGCAACACCTGTTACGTTTGAAGCTAAAAAAGCACCTGCAGCAACACCTGATTGGTCAGCAGCAGTTAAGATATTGTTAGCGTCTTCACATTGAACAGCAATTGTACCTGCACCTGCATCTACTAATTGTGTCTCAACTCTGAACCAACATTTCTCGATAACAGCTTTAGCAGGAAGAGTTACACCTGAAGCGATTGTACTAACTGCTCCACCGTCTACAGCAAAGTCATAATCGAATATGGCCAAACGACCGATGTTCAATCCTTCGTCTTGTGCAGGAATAGCTGCTTCAAGCATAGATGCTGTCATAGTGAACTCACCATTAGCACCTCTACTACAACTCATTCCTGTAGAGCAATTAATCTTGTTGAAGATCTTAAGGCTTGCGCCTGCGTTCTTTCCTTCAAAACCTGCGAATACTGATACACTTAGTAATAAACATAAACTTAAAATAAAACTTCTCATAAAACCTCCAAAGGTATTGTTATTATAATTGTTGTCGTTGTACATCTGCAGCGGAAGCATCCTTGGCAGTCTTGGCCATTGCAGGCATTGTCTCTTGCAACATCTGTTGCCTTTGTGCCTGAGCTTGAGCTTGTTCTCTCATTGCTTCTACTTTAGCTTGAGGATTATTCAACCCTGAAGGTAAATATAATCGATCTTCGTAAAGATCTGCAAGTTTATCAGTGTTAACTTTATCTAACACGTCTGGTTTAAATTGTGCAACCTGTCCCATAGCAGAAATGTATCTGTCAATTGAAGGTAAGTCTGCAGCTCTTTGAGCTTGTGCAAATATAGAAACGTACTCAGGACTCAATCTCTGCCCTTCTAAAGATGCAGGAGGTGGTCTTAAGAACGGATCTTCAAATAGCACGTAATCCATTACCCATTCCAAGACAGGATTATTATACGTTGCATTTAAGCTCTGTAAATTAGGTCCAATTACTCTCTGTTGCTCTTCAAGAATAGCACTTGTCTCAGTAGCTGTTCTAGTCTTAGGGTTTTTAGAGAGGAATAAAAGAAAGTCAGCATAGTAAAGTTTATCTACCATCTGTCTCATGTCGCCCACGTCTTGAATGACTGCACCAATCGCAGGATTAATTTGAAATATTGGTTCAAGCTTTTGACCTGCAGCCGCTGATCTAGCGTCTAGTGGTACGAATGTGTTAGGTGAGTGAGAAATGTAGCTCTTCCGTAAGCTAGCTGGTCCTTGCAGAGCTGGCTTTATCATTTGTTCCAGTGCCTGATCCTTGGCAATTGCTTTTTTATTTAAAGATTTAATAAGGCCAAGAGCATCTATTGTTGGACCCTTCTCACCGTACTCGAAGTCTTTAGTTGACTTACCGACTACGAAAGGCTTTCTCTTTCCTGTAAATCTCTTAAGGAATATATCATCTTGTTTTGAAGTTAAAGCAGTTCCGAACTCTTGTCCACCGGAGAAGAAATGTCCTCCACCACCGCCGAGCTCATAAGTGAGCTCTAACCATTGACGATTATCTGGAACGTCTGGGTTAAAAGGGTCGAAGTCAGGGTTCTCTTTAATGATATGGACAATATCAACTATCTGAGAGTAGTTAGCATCTTCGTACATCTTCTTTACATTAAGAGAAATGTTTGACCAATCTATTCTACCGTTACTGTCTATCTTCCCGTAAGTATCTACTATAGATTTTACGTTGAGTGAGAACTCTCTAATGAGAATATCTGCTTCACCGTAAGCATCGTTAAGTACAAAGTAAGAACCTGGAATTAATATGTGAACATAAAA